GTGTATTACCTGTACTAAAAAATCGACCACCTTTAGATAAATTACATTTTTGGCATAAAGTCCTTAAATTACTCTCGTCATCTGTGCCTTGTAATCGTCTAGGAATTATATGATCGATATGAAGCTGCCCCTCTGTCTGCCCGCATTGTTGGCACATGTAACCATCACGTCTAAGTATCTGTAACCTAATACGTTTCCACTTAGCACTTGATCCATTATCTACTGCGCTACTCATTAGTGCCACCCCTTGTCCTTGAAGTGTTTATATGCTAAGCAGTAATCGCCTTTATATCTAGCTTTTATATACCGAATACCCCAATCTATTTGCCTATAACCATCTAGGTTTAATAACTTCTTGTTACGCATTTGCGGTATTCCGTAATGACTACCGTTCTTAGCTTTACTATCAAACTTAGATTCTGACATATATAACGCATAAGCACATTGGTATTGCTTATCTTTGATAACTCTAGTATGTAGATATAACTTAAAATTATCTTTAGATGATTGCGTATCTATTGCCATTGAGCTAGGTGTAGAGACCGCTAGACATAGGTATGCCGATAGCACGATAACCCCTGTTCGAGCTATCCGCGTTGCGGCTCTACCAGAGTTCCTCGAGCGTACAAGATATGTCAAATACTGCGCAAGTCTGAGCGTATTCTTGGGCGTGTTCAACAAGGTGTGGATAACTTTCTGTAACTGTGGATAACTATTCATGGCATTTATGACTATCAGGATTACATAATTGGCAGTCAATTTTCTCGTCACATATATAGCAGCTATAGGTAAATTGGATTTCATTACAGCATGTTGATAAATGAGTTGATGAACTGGCGCGGTATTCGGGATTCATTTAGAACCGCCCCAACCAGTACCCTTAAAGACGATACTGGGTGCGCTGAATACTCGAATCATCGGGTAGCTACAGCATAAAGGCGACGTATCTCCATGCGTGCTAATTGGGTGATTCATTTCGAGTTCGCCGCCGCATTGATCGCAGCGATATAGATAACTAGGCATTATCGCTCCCGACTAGGCATACGCCCATAGTGCCGCAAACCGTACACTCAAGCGTCTTAACGCCCGGCGGAAGTAAGTCGGTAACTATGCGTTCAACCTGTAACGTTTCACGCTTACAGCGCCTACACTCAAATTTCAATTTGTCCATAATTAGACTCCTTTAAATTCTCCATCGCATTTAAATTTGCTTGGCTGACCCACCATGAGCCATCTTTGTCATGTTTAAAACGACTTGTCTTAGCTGATCGAATAGGAATCCAGCCCTTGACGTAATAGGTTGGAGATTCGCCTACGACTAGCACCGCTAAGTCCTCGACTCTATCCCTTTCCCTTAAGATTAGATGTCCGTCGATCCACTTAGTATGCTTAATTTCGATTCGGTTGCCAATATCAGCGCGAACCTTAAACTTATCAAGTTCCAGTTTAAAGTCTGTTATACCGAAGTATGTCGCCGCAGCGATCTCAGCACCCAGCGCCTCAGCTGTACGCCTGATCGATTCGTGGATATTGCCTCGCGCAGCTTGGTCATGGAAATAGTAGTTTTCAACGCCTTTAGATTCGCAAATGAAAGCCGCTGCGGCTGCTTGTATTTCCTGATCTTTTGTCAACGTGATCTTTGTTATTCCCATATCGCACATGCCCGGTTATTCTCTGGGCATACCCAGCCTTTGTACGCTTTTGAAGTCTTGGCATTGACGCCCTCTTTGCGAATCATGACGCCATGAGAACAGGATCGCCCCGTAAGTATGCCGCCGATCTCGGCGACAGCCTGAGTCATATCCCAAGGGTCATATGAGCCATTGGGTAAAGCTTCTTTGGGCGCGGTTACGATTGGTCGCTCTACGCGCTTCATTTCCTCAAGTGACGGGCGATTATGATTCTCGCTGAATTTAGATAATCCGCCTGTATGGAGACTGCGCCCGATTGAGCTTGTGCTACAGTTTTCAAGCGGAAAGCGATTAGCGTTTGATCTAATTTCCTCAGCAAAATCTGTAGCAAATGGAAGTGGATCGTTGATTTCTTTATAGATGTCTGTCTGGACTATGTAGCGAGTTCCGTCCTGAAATACAATCTTTACGTCAATTCGACCGTTTGGATATTTAATCCAAAACTTTTCAATTCGCTCAGCTACGGACTCGTAGCCCTCTAGTGGAATCGCCATTATGAATTACGAACGCGATCTGTAGCCCAACGAAGCCCAGCTGCTCGCCCGCGGTTAAAGCCATCTTTAACGCCTTGTTTGAATCCCATAGACCAGCCGACTAATAGCCAGCCGACGTTGCTAACGATTACCACCAGCAAAACCTTTTCAATACTTATCATTTTTCAGCTCCCGATTCCGGGTGCGACTTATTCGCTCCCTAGTTATAGGGTGAACTAAATGTCTGACAATTTCAAGCCTTACGCGTGTTTAACGGCGTGTCGAATTGCTTAGTATCAAGCTGTAAATCTCATCAACGCGTTTTTCAAGGCGAGAAACCTGATCCTTGACGCTAGATCCGGAATTAGGTCGTAGCTCGATTAGGTAATATTTAACTAGGTATCGAATACCCGTCATAAATGCCACTAGGAGCGTCACAATCGCGACGCCCATAGCAGCCCAGTCGTTAGCGTTCACTCGCTTTAGCGCCGAACGTAACGTCACTCGGATTCAGGTAACGCATTAGAACTGGCACGATCCCAGCAAATAGACCCCACGCTAGTTTTTTGAGATCAGTCTCGCCAGTCATATAAACAGCCAGCATTCCCGCAAGAGCTGAACGTCCATAACTAGCAGCCATAGCCTTTAGTTCTTTCATTACTTTTCTCCTAACCCCAGCGCCTTGATTAGCTCTGAGACTTTTTTTGGACTTACGTTGATTTCAAAATGCTGTTCGTCGGCTCGTTTTTGATAATCGCCGCCCCAAAATAAACCGTACTTACGGGCGAGCGCTCGAATCATTGGTACTTTTTCAGCTGGAAACGTACCGACTTTACCAAGCGGGTGTTTAGTTGCGTTTAGATCGATCGCTGTACCGCTTGAATGATTGCTAAGCTTGTCGGTCGATCCGCGTACCATGCGAAACGCATAACCCCAATCGTCGAGCTGACCGCCATCAAGCGGCTCAATTAACTCGTTGAATTCTTTACAGAATCCCACGATTAACGGTGCTACAGCTTCGGCGCAACGAATCTTTAAATTAGTGCCCGGAATCGCGTACGACTTAACTCCGATTTCGGCTTGATCTTTACTAGCCGTCCAGCCGTTATAGCTTGTTAAAGTCATTTAGATTCCGAGAGCTACTTTGAGATCGTCTAGCGAAATACCAGCATTAGCCAATTTTTCGGTAATTGTTGGCACTTCGAAAATTGCTGTGTGATTAGCAATAGCAGTTTCTAATTGCGCTTCCGTTACGTCTGAGTTTTCCGATGGCAAGATTAGTTTTTTCTTATCATCGTTTAGATCAGCGATCAAACCTTTACCGCCTAATTCTTGATCTAATTGATATAGATTGATTTCTTTGCTTGTTATTGCCATTTTTTAACTCCCTAAATCGACTACGTTGATTGTGCGTTCTGCGAAGCCTGGTGTATCACCAGCACCTTTTTTAAATTGTGCTGTGAAAACGTTCGATCCAGCTGTTAGACCAGTAACTAAAAATGTTGCTCCTGATTTTAATTGAGCATTACCGCCGCCTGTTGCTAAAAAAGCAATACCTGTTGAGAATTGGTCTGATGCGGCCACAGTTGTAGCACCTGAGATAGCAAAACTCATACGAGCGCCAACATTGACACCAGCAGCATTTTCAAATGTTGCTGAAATAGAAACTAATGCTTTTGTGCCTGTTGTAACTGTAACGGTTTGCGCTGTTGTTAAACCTACATAACTTGTTGAAGTAGTGCTTTGTGAGGTAGATACATAATTACTACCTGTCGCAAATGTCGCACCCGAAACCGACCCCCACTCTGGAGCTGTTGCGCCTGAATTAACTTTTAAAACTTGACCAGCTGTGCCAATTCCTAAACGAACTGGAACTGTTGCGTTACGATAAATTATGTCGCCCGCTGTCGTAACCACACTTTTAGCGATTGCCGCGGCTGCTAAATCGTAAGCTGACTTTGTGGCTGTCGGAGTAGAAGCTAGAACGCTCGAAGTCGTTGATGTTGAATCGCTAAGTTGAACAACCCCTGACGCGCTTGTCGAAGCAGCACTAACGCCAATAGTTACAGCGCCCGAGCTGCCGCCACCTGTAATCGGTGCGGTTACGTTAACGGCTGTTATGTCGCCAATATCGTTGGTTATCCATGTGAAATCCATGTCTGTATTTGTTGCCTTAGACAGAATTTGACCAGTCGTGCCGCCCTTAAGATCAGCCATCGACGTATCGACCGCCTGACCAAATACTTCAAAATCAGCTGGTAAATCAGTTACCAAGTCTGTCGGTGTTGGCATTTGCCACCCGAAATTGCTCGTTGGATTTGTCATGTTTTCTCCTTATGCCACGACCAACGCGGTTTCCCACGTCAGCGACCCGGTTATAGTATTCCACTTTTCTAACACAGAAACTTGCTCCCACTTCACAGCTTGTAAAGAATAACTAATCGGTGAAAGATTTAAGGTTACAGCGAGTTCGTTATAGGCAGCCTTAAACGTCCAGCCCTCGACGAATCCCAAAAACGTTCCCGCTGCCATATTTGGCGGTAAGTCGCTAATTCGTAACGGTAAGCCCATGAACACTTTGATAAGCGAATCGCGATCCGCGTCGTCCAGCTCGGGATTTGTAAGCTGATAAGTAATCGCCGTGAAGTTAGCTTGAGGCGTAGCTCGAAGCGTTAAATAAAAATTGGCTTGGCTTTGAGCGTCCGCCGCCTTTTCTATTGTTGTATTGATAATTTGAGCCAATCGACCGTAAAGATCGATTGAATTAACGTCAACGGCGGTTTTCTCACTTGAGCCGTTAGCCTTGTATTTTAAGGTTATGTCATTACGAACGTCGCCCGCTCGAGTTTCGATCTTAAGCCCGTTAAATAGGGCTTGATTGGCTGTTACGTCTGTGTAACCGTTTGTAGCTAAATAGATCGATCTATGAGTCGAATCGGCGTAGCTGATAAGTCCGCTGCCGTCCTCGTAAATATAGCCCAGACCAGACGTCGCAAGCCCTGAAACCAGCGAATAAATATCTGTGCGATCAGCTGATCGAGCTGACAGCTCGTAATTGCCCGGACGATCGATCTCGCCTAATCCTACGTTTTGAGCATTTGCCCACGTTTCTGTCGGGTCGTAAGCCGCCCAAGTTAAAGCCGCTGGAACTTCGCCCCAGTTATTTAATAGTAAATCTTGGAGAATATGCCAAATTTGATCGCCGTCGTGAGCCTTTGCTAACGTGCCATCTGTTAGCGCTTTAGGTAAGCGGCTAAGCGCACCTAGCGCGGTTATCTTTAAAACTTGATTTATGCCAACAGCGCCAGCTGTAATAATCTCAATTCCAAAATCTACGACTGTGCCACCAAATATCGGCACATAAGCATTTGTCGAATCTTTAAGCTCGATCGTTACTGAATCGTTTATGTTTATGTTTACGATCGCCTGAGTTAGGTTTAGCAGCTCTAAATTACAATAACCAGCCTGAGCCTGTTGGTAGATGTTATTTCGACCGCTTGTAATAGTTAGATTTGATAGCGTGTAAGTCGTATATTCGACGCCTTGAACTTTTACGCGCCAAACTGGGTTAAATACTGTCATTAGAACGCCAACGCATTCGCGCCGTTAGTGCCACGATAAAAACTGTTATTTAAAACGTCAACAATTCGGCGAGCTGTGCCTTCCTGATCGATTGCGCCAGATACGTTGATGTAGATATTTCCACCGCCACCTAATTTGTTATTTGGCACTATGCGACCGCCTGATGATGGCACAAAAAGCTCCGCACCAACTTCTCCCACTATGTACGGCTTATTTGCTGAAACCATGCCGCCTTTAGCTAGTTTAGGAATAGGGGGTAAATCTTTTGATCCGGGCTTTAAATTGTTTACTATGTTATAGCCTGAAATAAGTAAATTTAAACCTGTGATAATTCCGTTGATCGAACCAACCAATACTTTGATTGCTAAAGAAACGCCATCGATAAGAAATGCGATTCCGTTAAATGCTGCCTTAAAAGTCGTACCAATAAACGACGCAACAGGTTTAGCAATAATTAGAAATGCCGTTAACCCCGCACCTAAAATCTTAAAGAATCCAGCGTTTTCTGATATGGCGTCACTAATTGCGCCAAATACAGATGTAACGCCTTGTAAAATTGGAGTCAGTACCGCTTTAAATATTGGCACTATGTAAGTGTTAACGTAATTATATAGAGCTATGAATGATGGAATTAAAGTCTCTGTGACGAAATTGCTAATATTGCTAAAAACAGGACTTAATTTTTCTCCGACTTGTGAACCTAAATCGCTTAGTGTTGGTATTGCTTTACTGACTATAAAATCGACTA